TATTGCTGTTGTTGTCCAGCACCCATGTTTTGTTGGCCATCAAAGTTTCCAGCACCAATGCTTGGCTGTCCTGCAGATGGTGCGCCATAAGGCTGAAATGCATATGGAGAACCATAAGACTGCTGTGGTGCAGATGGTTGTGCATATGATCCATATTGCTGCGGAGCATTATTTCCAGCCATTCCTAAAAAGTTATTAACCAAACTTCCCAATTGCGTATTTGCAAAAGGATTGTTTGTTTGGCTTCCAGTAGAGTACGGAGAGAAATTGTAACCGGCATTATAGCCTTGGAAACTATCTCTTGCAGATACTGGAGCTGCTGATGAACCACCCATTTTATTTTTTGCCTTTAGACATACCACCACCGCACATGTTTTGAACATGCTCATGGAATGGTTTAAAGCCGGCTGCATGTGATTTCATGTGGTCTGCATGGTGCTTAAATCCACCGCTATGCTTTTTAATTGCATCTTTAGCACTTGTGTGGCCATCAACTTTTTTAACAGTACCGCCACGTTTGTAGCCTTGATGCGTAATAGATGCTACTGCTTGCTCTTGTGGAGATAGATCAGAGAATCCTCTACGTGCAGGAGCTGGAGCCGGAGCTTGTGGTACTGGTTCTGGCATGGCATTAGATGCTGATAAACCACCGGCTGAAGGCGCAGTCTCTGTCATAGGTGCAGATGGACGATCAGGAGCAATAGGAGCAAAATTAGGTGCAATCATTTCATTACTAAAGTCTGTACGATCACCTCTAATAGCTTCATCTACAATCTTGCTTGCTTCTTTACGATCAGCTTTTGTTGGTGTGCTATCACGCCATGAATTAGCACCACGTGCATTGCCTTTTACACCAAAGTTCTTACCACCCATATCAGTAGATGGAATCTTAGTCCAATCATAAGGATCTTTAACATCATTATCCCAATAAGAAGATTTCTTATTTTTTGCCATGATTATTTCTTTCCGAACTCTTTAATATGGTCGTTATGAAGTTTGTGCCCACCAGCATGCTTTTTGTAGTGCTCAGAATGGTGTGTGCCACCAGCTGTTTTTTGAATATGCTCTACATGGCTAATCATGCCACCAGTTTTTTTACCAACAATACTTTTAGCTAAATTACCCAACATCTCCATAGTGCCAGGCTGAGACTTATCTGCATCCTGTTTAACTGCGGATTCATATTGAGACTTTTGCATTGCAAAGTCTTGTGGATTAGCTTGGCGCTTTTCAGTTAACGTTCTTACGTATTCTGAATTCTCTAGCTTTTTGCTTTTATCATCAGCCATGATTTAGCACCATTTACCTTTAGTCTTACCTTTAGATGCAATACCATCTGCACGGCTAGATGCTGAACCGCCTGATGCCATACATTTAGTTTTGCCACCTTTTTTCATGCCACCGCCTTCAATGCCAATGGTTTTACCACTGTCACCAAGGTTTGTACCACGTGTCATGCCACGTTTTTGAACTTTAGATTGACCAAACTTACCTAGTTTATTAGAGCCGGCTTCTACGTCTTCTGCCATAGTGCGTGGACCCATTGTTTCTTTAGCCATTGCTTTACCACCTTTCTTCATGCCTGGAACTGGAGCGCCAGCTGGAGGTGCCATTGCTGCCATTGGATTAGCTACTGCTGGAGCTGGAGCACCAAGTGCTTTTGCAGCCATCATTGCCATAGCAGGATTCATTTGTTTGCGTTTCATAGTGCTTCCACCTTGTTTAAGTTTTGATAGATCAGTGTGTTTATCTTCATGCAATTGTTTATCATGCATACTAAAAGCCTTTTTGATCAGCTTTTTATCTTCTTTAATATCATCGTGTTTCATTAGCATTTCCACCTTTTTAATGATGCAGCTTTCCGTGTAGGCTTGCCATTCTCATCTTTCATTGGGCCTGGCATACCTGACATACGTGCACAAAAAGACTTCTTACGTGCACCACCTTCAGGCTGAGGAGCTTTTAAATGACTCCCTGTTTCACGATTGTATTTTGCTCTTCCTTTTGCAGTAAGTCCAGCACCTTTATCAGTAGGTAATTTTTCACCTCTACCCACAGATAAAGTAGGACCGCCTTTTTTAAGCTTTGCTGTTTTAGCAGAATCTTTAAAGTCTTTAGCAGTTGGTGCATCTTTAGATCCCGGCTTACGCATTTTTTCACCGCTACCATGAGCAATACGCTCTTGCTTAGCATGAATGTTTGCATATAACCCACCAGATTTAAAAGTTTTACCTTTGTCTGCAGCTGCAAATTCTTTACCTACTGATTGTTTAATACCAACCTTTTTAGCAAAAGATTTGCTATGAGCTACCGCTTCCATCAAGTTATGTTGTGCTTTAGATTTGCTAGGCATAATTATTTGCTTGCATGTTCAATAAACCAAGCTACTAATCCGCCAACAATACTAGCGGCACTGCCAACGGCAAGTAGCATTCTCCAACCACCATGAGCAGCTGACAATGTATCATTAATTTTGGAAAGAGTCTGTTTAATCTCTTCCATATCTTTAACCATTTTGTCCATATCTGCTTGTAAATGTTTGATTTCATTAGCATGTGTTGCTAACTCCCTAGCGGTTTCTAATTCAGCAGGAGCACTCATATATCACCTAGCCGTAACAAATAGAAACAGATGTTACATTAGTAACTGCAACATAAATACCGTTGTAAGCCAAAATTCCTTCACCAGGAATAATAACTTGGAATGGCTGAACACCTGAGCTAGTTTTAGATTGCCACAGGATAGGACCTGTATTATCTGTACCATCATAAAATGTAACTGTACCTGCAGTACCAGTACCAACAAATACAGCTTGTTTTAGCCTTGTACGGCCTGTATATAATTGAGCAGGAAAAGTGCCAGCATAGGCAGCTTTTACGTCATATTGCATTGTCATAATTAATCTCCTGAATTGATAATAGGGGACCGAAGTCCCCTTAGATTAATTAGTCAAAGTTACCGTATGGGTATGTTGTGCCGTTACCAATGTTCAAGTCTTGTTGAGCATAACGCAATGTAATGTTCATTTGACCTGATGTTGGAGCTGTCAATGAAGCTACAGTCATTTTAACTGTTACAACAACTTGTGAGAACCATGAAGGTTGTGTACCTGGTTGCAAGTTTTGTACGTCTTGCAATGTACCATTTGCATAGTCTAATTGTGTACCTGTAAATGTTGCTGTGCCACGTCCGGCTGAAGTAATAGCAGCCATTGTGCCATATACGCCAGTAGTTGTAGCAAAGTTGTTAGAGATGTATGGTTGGATTGAAGTTACTGTATGTGTACCGTCAGATGGCATAGTACCAACATCAACGTATACATCAGTAATGTTTGAACCCTGTGGGATTAAGAATACAACACCACGGTAAACTGTACCAGTTGCGTCAGCTGTAGGCGCTGAAGCTGCTGTAGGACCTGTGCTGCTATAGTTACCACCTTGTGGTGTGTAAATTGTAGCTGCAGCGTTCGGAATGTTATTTGATGTAACAAATACGCCAGAACCGCCTGAATAGCCAACAGTTTGTGGAGTTGTAACAGCAAAATCAATAAATGCTTGTTGAACCAATTCTGCGTACCCAACATCACGTTGTGGACCAAAACGGTTATCGCCCGATAAAATCGGACCGTCAAAAGTAGAGCGACCCATAATATATTTCCTTATGCAAAAGAGCTTTTACCAATCGTTGCATCGTCTGCTGGGGCAGTGGCGGCAAAAGCGGAATCCCAGATAGTTTAAGTTTACTACAAATACAATATAAAACAAATACTTTTAATAAAAAAAAGCCCAACTTTTTAGGGTCGGGCTTCTTTATTACTGCGGCTTAGTAAGAACCGTAGATACCTAGTGGATCTGATACACCGAAGCTGTAACGTTCACGTGATTTATAACGTACATTACCTGTATCAAAGTCACCGTCCATGCTGTTTTGCAATGGTGTACGAACGAAGTGTTTCAAGCCGTTCGGTACATCAGTTGTCAAGAACCATGCGTTAGTAGCTGTCAAGAAGTGGTTAATTGTATAACCTTCTGGAATAGCGCCATTGTTCTTAATAGCATTTACATCGTTGTTGTTTGTACCAACACGCAATTCAGTTTCAAGCAAACGTGTTGCTACGAATTGAAGAGCTGGTGGAACAACCAATTTCTTAGGACGTGCTGCGATCAAGAGACCACGTTCATCAGTCCAACCTGCGATTTGAATAACAGCATTTTCCAATGATGTTTCGTTCAAGTCAGC